TAAGTGGCTCTAATTTGTTTTATCATAATGGTTCAAGTTGGTCTCAAATTAACTAATTTCAACAACCAATAAACAATAATTTATATTTAATTATATGAGTAGAAAATATGTAGGACAGATAAATAGTAAGAATTTTGTATATCCAAATCAGAATTTAGCGGAATATGACGTTGAAATTATACACGATATTAATAATAATTGTGTGTCTGGTACCATAACAGGTTTAACTGTTAGTAGTTCATCAAGTACTGGTATAACTATTACACATAATGGGACCTTCTCAATGAATGGAGCAGAACCATTTATAACCACTTTTTCTAGTCCAAATTATACACTACAATACCTATCTGTTCATTGTCAGGTTCCAAATCAAGTATATATGAACACATGGAAGGTCGTGGATATTTTAAATACAACAACGTCAACCCCATCAACCTATACAGGAAATACAATTACAGGGAATGTTATTACAATAACACCATCAATGTTTGGATTAAGTGTATTTACAGATGGTACGTATTATTTTGAATTTAGATTTATAGGTCAAAATTGTATAAGTAAGGTATGTTCAAGTGTTAATATAGTAATGCCAAGTCCTACGCCTACACCAACTGTAACACCAACTAATACAGCAACTCCAACTGTAACACCAACTAATACAGCAACTCCAACTTTAACTCCTACACCTACATCAACTCGTCAACCAGTAGGACAATGTTATTGCTTTCCTATTGTAGTAACAGGAACAACAATACCAGGACCTGAAGGTGGAACAATTGCAACATTACAATATAACGATTGTTTTGGTGTATTAACTGGACGTGCTTTTTCAGTAGGACCAGGTACATATTATCAATGTATCCAAGTTATTAGTAGTGTAGTTCAATACGACCCAATCGGAACAACAGGTATTGACCAATCTTATTTAACATTAACATATTTGACTGGTAATTGTAATACAGGTTATGATTGTTCAGGATATGTACCAGCGGGTTCAACTCCAACTCCTACTCCTACAGTTACACCAACTAATACACCAACTAATACACCAACACCAACTAATACACCAACAAATACGGTTACACCTACTCCTACAGGGACACCATCAACATTGAGTTATTCAAATACAAGATTTTTCTTCGGTAATACTACAGGTGATTGTTGTATAGCAGTAGCTTCTGCAGGATATTACGTTCCAAATATTGCCGACCCAATATTTGGTGTTCCTCAATATATTTATCAGGATGCAGCAGGAACAATACCATTCTCTTTTTCATATGTAAATGATAATGTAATTGGGCTTCCATCAGCAACGTATAATTATAATAGTTCAACAGGACAAGTAGGTTCATATGTAACATCTTGTTTATAAAAAATAGAAATTATGAAGATATATAGAAATGATATAGAAATTAATATAGACCACATTTTGGTAACAGATTTTGGGGATATAATTAAAGAAAAGAAAGATATAGTAAAAGATAATGAATTGGATTTTAGTAGTATTAAAACCTTAATGGGGGAAAAATATCTATTAGAACTATCGTTTCAGGACGAATTAAAATATAGTTTAACACATGGCTAATAAAAAAATAGAGATTGAAGTAGGGGTCAAAACCGACCAGTTAGACCAAGCAACTAATAAAGTTGGTGAATTAAAGAAGTTAAGTAATACAATATCTATACAATATGATATTAATGGGAAACCATTAGATGTTGTTATTGATAAGTCCATTAACTTACAAAAACAAGTTAGGATACTTACTGCTGAACTTCGTAAAACAAAAGAAGGTACAGCAGAATTTAAGTTATTATCAACAGCCTTAGGTGATACTCAAGATAAATTAGCACAATCAAACGCTAAATCAAGGGATTTATTGGGATCATTACAACTTATACCTGGTCCAATTGGTCAAATTGCATCTCAATTAAATGGTGCAATAAGTGTATTAAAGACATTTTCAACATTTAGTTTAAAAGATATACGTTTCCAATTTAATGAAACCATCAATGACATTAAAGACATTGGTAAAGGATTTTTGGGATTAAATCAAACTGTTAATGATAATACACAAGCAGTTAATACAAATACACAAGCTGCTGCTGCTGCTACTAAATCTACTGATCAATTAACTAATGCAAGAACAAACGCAATTGACGCTTTTAAAAAGGAACGTCAATCTATGGCAAACTTAACAGAAGCACAACAAAAAGAACTTTATTTATCAACTCAAGGTTTAAAAGGTAAAGAAAAAACTATAGCACAACAACAATTTTTAGCTAAAGTACAAGACCAAACTACTGCAAGTACAAATCTACAAGCAGTTGCAGTTAGAGGTGCAACAATAGCTTGGAACGCTTTTAAAATTGCGTTAGGTGGTATTGTTATTGCAGGTGCAATTTTTGCATTGACAAAATTATTTGAGGTATTAAAAGAATATATTACAGGTGCTAAAGCTGCGGAAAAAGAAAATGAAAGATTAACAGGTTCATTTAAAGCGTTACAGAATGGTATTAAGGGAACGGAAGATATTATTAAGGTTCAGGGTCAAGTAGCATTAAATGAGGCTAAAAAAAGAGGAGCAAGTATTGAAGAACTTACTAAATTAGAAAGAAAGAATTTAGATGATAGGGTTCAAGCTAATAAGGACGCGTTAAAAACAATTGAAAAAGCACAAACCGAATTGCTACTTAATACAAAAATTAATAAAGAACAAGAAAAGGAAAGACAAAAAGAAATTGATGATGCTATTGCTCAAAATAGCAAACAAGCTGGCGATTTAAGATTAGAAAGAATATTATTTGAAAGTACTGCTGAAGTTAATATATCAAAAAAGAAGCAAGATGACTTAATGAAGGATTTAGATGCAAGAATTAAACTTGAAATTGATAAAGACATTACCTCATATAAAGCACTTAAAGAATTATTAGATTTAAAATTATCTTTAAGAAAGAAATACGAAGGTTTAGAAGGAAATTCATTAAAGGTTGCTGTAGCAGAAAATACCAAAACATTAAACGATGCTTTAGATGAGGATACAAAAAGAATAGAAGCTTTCCAATCAAAAGTAGGTCAACTTGAAATTGACGCGATTAAAGATGCTCAAACAAGAGATGAATCAGCAAGAACCAAAAAGTTAAATGATGATATTCTTGCTTTATCTTATGATAAGGAATTTATTAAAGCGTCAACTGAAGAAAAAAATAGTATTAAAACTAATTTAGAAATAAAATATGAGGAAGATATATTAAAAATAAGAGACACCTATTTCCAAAAACAATTTAAACAACAACAAGATTTTCAATTATTAGAAAATGAAATATATACAAGAGGTAAAGAAATTGAAACTGAATTTAATCAACAACGTTTAGATGATGGTATTGAATTTGAACAAACATATGGTGATAATTTTATATTTGGTACGAAGAATTTAAGAAAAATGTTAGAGGAACGTTTTATAGATTTAAGACAAGTTTATAATGACGAATATACCGCAAATGAAGAACAATTTAGAAATGATGAAGAAACTTTAAAAATTAATTTACAAAATAAGAAAATCACACAAGAAACTTATGATACTGAAATTTATAATTTAGGTTTAAAAAGGATACAAAACGCTCAAACAAATACTCAACGTCAATTACAATTAGATAAGTTAGAGGTAGATAGTAAGAGAGCGAGTGCTGACGCAACAATACAAATAGGTCAAAATTTAGTAGGTTTATTAGGTGCAATTGCAGGTAAGAATATTAAATTACAAAAGGCTGCAGCAATATTAGACGCAGGTGTCTCTATTGCGAGAGTTATTACAGATACATCAAGAGCGATAATTGCGTTCAGTGCTTCGGTTGCTCCATTAGGACCTGCAGGGGTTCCAATTGCTGCAGGTTATGCCGTTAAAGCAAAAATATCAGCAGGTTTAGCAATTGCAACAATTATCGCTTCAGGTATTGGTAAATTAAAATCAATTGATGAGAATAGTTTAAGTGATGAAGGTGGTGGTGGTCAACAATCATCATCAACAACAAGAGGTATGGCAAGAGGTGGAATGATTGGTGGAAAGAGACACGCTGAAGGTGGAACTTTAATTGAAGCAGAAAAAGGGGAAGCTGTTCTTACAAGAGGAGCTGTCTCAATGTTTGGTCCAATGTTGTCCATGATGAACCAAGCGGGTGGAGGTGTTTCATTTAATTCAAATCTAATGACCACAAGACAGGATAATCCAATATTATCAAATCCATCACAAGACCAAGCACCAATAGTAGTTAAAACATATGTGGTAGAAAAAGATATGGTTTCTCAAATTAATAAACAGGCTCGTCTGAAAGATTTATCCACCCTTTAATTCCAACTAACAAAAATTTATATTTAATATTATGATTAAGAAAGATAAAGTATATGAACTAAAAATAGAAGAAGATGATGAAGTTAGTGGTATAGATAGTATATCACTTGTTGACGAACCGGCGATTGAGATAAATTGGATGTATTTTAGTAAGGAAAAACCTCATGAATTTCACATCCCTGACAATGAAGATAGTAAGTATATAGAGAAATTAAAATCTATTGCACAGAATGAACAGGAACTATTTGACGAAGGTTGGGTGGTTTCTAAAGTAATTCCATTAGGTAAGGAAGGTTTTATATCAGCACCAGACCCAAACGGTCCATCAGTAGAAAATGAAACAGAATATAGAGTAAGATACAAATATGTATTAAATCCTCAAGCACAATCACCATCAATTATTCCAACAACAAGAGATTTTTGTAGAGAATTAGTTCAAAAGAATTATGTATGGAGATTGGAAGATTTGGATACATTAACCAACGATGAGGGTGATAGTGCTTTAGTATGGCGTGGAGGGTATAATTGTCGTCATTTATGGGCTCGTATTGAATATACATTAGATAGTACCATCAGAAATAAGGCGTCCGTAAATACGGGTAAAATTGACCCACAAGCACCACTTGATACAAGAGTATTAGGAATGGAACAACCTGATACAAGGGTTCCTGAATGGCCTTCATTTTCTAAACAAGGATTTGAAAGGGTTTCTATTGATTATGACGACACTTTATCTACTCAACGAGGTAAAGACCTTGCAAGAAGATTATTGTTGGAAGGAAAAGAATTAGTAGTAGTTACAAGACGTAGGAATAGTGAGTTAAATGATGTAAGAAGAATAGCGAAAGAAGTTGGTATAGATAAGATATATAATACTAACGGGTTACCAAAATGGAACAAATTAAAGGAATTAGGGATTCAACGACATATTGATAATAATCAGGATGAATTGGATTCAATAAAAAAGAACGCACCATTAATTAGAACACAGAAATTTGAGTATGAGAATATGGTTAGTGTTTCTGATTATCCTGATAGTGTTAAGAATAACGCTAAGGCGGTATTGAAATATGTAGATGAAAATGGATGGGGAAGTTGTGGAACTGAAGTTGGTAAGATTAGAGCTAATCAACTTGCTAATGGTGAACCTATTAGCGAAGATACAGTTAGAAGAATGTACAGTTATTTATCAAGACATAAAGTAGATTTAGATAGTAGTAAAAGTTATGATGATGGATGTGGTAAATTAATGTACGATAGTTGGGGAGGTTTATCCGCTTTAAGTTGGGCTGAAAGTAAGTTAAAAGATTTTGGTTATGATGTTGGAACGATAGGTGGATATGAAGACCCTAATATCAAAAAGAAAAAGAAGAAAGACCAAAAGTTTGCAATAGATAGTGAAGAAAAACGTACAATAGTTGGACCAGCAATGGTTCCTGATTTAAAAATACCAAGAAAAGATAATGAGGGAAATAGATATGAGGTTTATTTCAGTTCAGAAACTATCAAGATGATAGCGGACAAATATATGAAGAACCAATATACTCGTAATAACGATTTAATGCACGATGGTACAGCTGTAAAAGATGTATATGTTGTTGAGAGTTGGATTAAGGAAGATGATAATGATAAGTCCTCAAAATATGGTTATGGTGATTTACCTATTGGAACTTGGTTTGTTGCAATGAAATGTGCTAAAACTCCTGAAGGTGATAAGGTTTGGGAGATGGTAAAATCAGGTGAACTTGCTGGTTATTCTGTAAGTGGATGGTTTGAAGAAATTGCTGCGTTCTGTAGAGAGGAAATGTTTTTACAGAAAGTAGTAGAGATATTGAAGAAATATTAAAATAATTTGGGAATATATACGGAATTATATATTTAGTAATAGAATTAATAAATAAATAAAAAACAAATAGATTATGTCTAATCCAAAAACCGCTATCAACGAAATTAAGAAATTAATGGTTCAGTTCGGTTTCATGACGGAAGAAGCAACTCCATTGTCTTTTAAATTAGAAGATGATACTATTATCAACACCGAGAAATTGGTAGTTGGTAAATCAGTTAGTAAAATCAATGAAGCGTTTGAAGCGGTAGCTTTAGAAGATGGTTCATATAAATTAAAAGAGAATTTTGAGATTGAAGTTTCTAACGGTGAAATTACTGCAGTTAAAGAAATATTCGTAGAAGCAAAATTGAAAGATGGTACTGTTGTTAAGGTAGAAGGTGATAGTTTGGTTGAAGGTGCTGCTGTTAAAGTAGTAACTGAAGAAATGCCAGACGGTATTGCTGCTCCTGATGGGGTACATATGTTAGAAGATGGAACTGAAGTTGAAACTAAATCTGGTTTAATCGTTTCTGTAAAAGAAGCAATTAAAGAAGGAGATTCAGAAGTTAAATCACCTGAAAGTATGGGTGATGGTTATGAAATGCCTGAAGATAGTATTGATGCTGGTGACCCAATTCAAATTGAATTGATGGAAATGTTAAGAGATTTTGTAAAGAAAATTTCTGAAAAAATGTCATCAATGGAACAAAAAATGGAATCAATGAACAGTGAGTTTAGTGCTTTCAAATCTGAACCAGCAGGTAAGAAAATATCTGATGGTAAAACGGAATTTAATAAAATATCTGGAGATAGTGCTGATGATAAATTCAACTCACTTATGGCTTTCAGACAAATTAATAAAAAATAATTAAAAAACAAAAACGAATTAAAAATGAAAATTTATTCAAAAGACGAATTTAGTTATGTAGTAAGTTCAATCACTGGTTTTACTGACCAGTCTTCTACTGAAATTATAGCTAAAGCTCTTATCGGAGCAACAACCCCTGCAAACACAACTGTAAAGTTAGGTGTTCGTGGTACACAACAAATCCAATTGTTAAATTCAGCACCAAGTTTCCAAACAGGAGCTTGTGGATGGGATGCAAGTGGTACAACAACTTTCACTCAAGTAAGTTTAGCTTCTCAACATGAGAAAGTAAATGAAGAATTATGTTTCCAACAATTATGGGATACATACCAATCTTTATTGTTACCTCCAGGTCAAGATCCTGAAACAGTACCATTCCTTGATGGTATTATCGCTTTAAAAGTTAAGCAAATTCAACAACGTATTGAACAAAAATTATGGTTAGCAACTACTGCAAGTGGTGACACTTTCAATGGTTTCAATTACTTAATTTCTACAGGTCAAACATCTGTAGCAGCTTCTGCATCAGGAACAACATTTAGTTCAACTGCTGCTTACGGTACAAACGGTAACCCAATTACAGAAGTAGATAAATTAATTTCTGCTTTATCTGATGACGCTTTAGTGTTTGATGATTTAGTAGTGTTTATGTCTTACTCTAACTTCCGTCTTTACAACCAAGCGTTGGTTAAAGCGAACTTCTTCCAAAACTACATTGGTACAACTAACGTAACAAGTAACATGAGTGCAATCCACCCATCAACTAACGTTAAAGTATTACCTACATTAGGTTTGGCAGGTAGCGGTAAAGTTGTAATTGGACCAGCTCAATATATGTTCTGTGGATTTGATTTAATGTCAGACCATGAGAAGATGGACGCGTTTTGGTCAAGAGATTTTGATGTTATGAAGATTAGAGCTAATTACTCTTATTCTGCTAACATTGCATCTTTCGCAGGAACTAACTACTTCGCAACAAACAACGTAGCGTAGTTTTAAAATAGATTAAAAAAACAAAAGGGGTGAAAGTCCCCTTTATAAAAATAAAAAATAAATAATATATATATGTCATGTTTTATTAGTTCAGGTGCTGCATTGGGTTGTTCAGATTCAATCGGTGGCGTGAAAAAAATATATGTTGCAGGTCAATCAGGTTTCACATCTGGTTACACTTACAACGCTGATGGTGCTGTAACAGGTGCTACAGATGCTGGTGACGTTGTTCTTTACGGGTTTGAGCTTAAACGTAATACTAGCTCATACGTACAGACTACAACTAAATCTTACGAGAATGGTACGGTATATTGGGAACAAGTTCTTACTGCGGTTTTATTCAAGTACGACCAAGAAAAGAGAAACCAATTAAAAGTATTAGGTCAAAACGATAATTTACAAATTTTAGTAATTGATCAAAATGATACTGTGTATGTAATGGGTCAAGTTAATTATTCTTATTTATCAGGTGGTGACGCAAACACAGGTTTGGCATTAGGTGATAGAAACGGATTTAACTTAAACTTTACAGCACAAGAAGCTGAACCAAGTAGAGTTTTAGCTGCACCAGCAGGTTACACAGGAACAACTCCTGAAGCCTTAATCGCTGCAGTATTTACAGGTTCTACAGTTAATGGTTAATTGAAATGTTAGTCCTTTAGGACAATTTCTATATCTTCCAATGAAAAGAGAGGCTTTATGCCTCTTTTTTTTTAAATATACCTTTCCAATTGAATTTTTTTTATATTTAGTTATATATGATAATAATGAATAAGGGTCAAGTTAATGAATTGGTGTTAAATATCAATAATAACTCAAGAACCGACTTTTCGGGATATACACTTACTTTTTTAAACATCTTATCACAAGAGGTTAAATCTTATACCATAAGCACATCTAATCCTTTACAGTTCGCTGAAAATATTAGGTATTGTGAAATTGTATTGGATTTATCTGTTAATGATTTAAACTACGAGGGACAATATCAATTAGAAATTTTTGGTAATGGTACACAATTAGTTTATACGGGTATGGTTCGTTTATTAGGTACAACAGAACAAGGAAATACATTTACACAATACATTTCACCTGACGAGGATAATTCCAATTACATTTACATACAAGATTAATTATGAGTGAAGAAAAACAAAAATACCAATTAAGTAGAGCACAATTTACACAAGAACCATTACTACCAATCTTTTCTGAAGTTTTAAACAGATTAGATTATGTATTATATGGTGAAGGTAATATCATGCCTCAATACCTAATCAGTAGATATAATAATTGTGCAATTCATAAAGCAATTGTAACATCAAAAAAAGAACAGATAATGGGTGATGGTATTGTTTCATTAAACAATCCAATGGCTACAATTTATCTTATTAACGATAAGGAAAGAATGGATGAAGTGTTTGAGAAATGTGCGTTAGATTTGGTTCTATTTGGTGGGTTCGCGGTTAATTGTATTTGGAGTAGAGATAGAAAGAGTATTGCTGAAATATACCACATTGATTTTAGTAGATTAAGAAGTGGTAAGATTAATCCTGAAAGTGATAAGATTGAAAGATATTATTATTCTGCTGATTGGACTAATATTAAGAAGTTCCCTGTTACAGAATATGATGCGTTTAGTCAAGAAGATGGAAGACCATCTCAAATATATTATTACAAACAATATAGTCCATCACAATCATATTATCCACATCCTGATTATAGTGGAGCGTTGGCAGCAATTAATATTGATGTACAGATTAAAGAGTTTCACTCAAATAATTTAATGAATGGTATGATGCCTTCATTATGGATTAATATGAATAACGGACTACCAGGTCCTGAAGAACAACGTTTAGTAACAAGAGCGTTAGAGAGTCAATTTACAAGTGTTAATAACGCTGGTAGACCAATCATATCATTCAACGAAAGTAAGGAGTTAAGTCCTGAAATTACACAAATTGCAACATCAGGTAATGACCAATACTATTCACAAATTTATGATGATATTATAAGAACAATCTTATCAGGTCACCGTATATCAAGTGGTGAATTATTTGGTATTAGTACAGCAAACAAATTAGGATCAAAAGATGAGATTGATACACATATTACTTTCATCCGTAAATCAGTTATACAACCATATCAAAAACAATTATTAGGTGTATTTGATAAATTAGTTACAATGAAATTTGGTGTACCAACAACTTTTGAAATTAAACCAATGTCTATATATGAAACAGGTGATGTAAATGAAGCACCTTTAGTTGTAGATAAACCAGAAACCCCAACACAAATATAATATGGCAAACGTTTTACTCGTAAGCGAAAATAAATTAAAGGCGTTCACCAACGTAAATAAGAATGTGGACATGGACACAATCCGTGCTGAAATTGGTATTAGTCAAGATATTCAATTACAACCATTATTAGGAACTTTATTTTATAACCAACTATTATCTAAAGTAAGTTCAACAGGAAATACTTTTACATCTGATGAATTAACATTGGTTAATGAATATATCAGTCCATACCTTATACAAGTAAGTTATTACGAAATGATTCCACATATACATTTCAGAACAATGAACGTAGGTATAGTTAAAGCTGGTGCTGTTGATGGAGGTAGAGATGGTGTTGATATTGAGACAATGAAATATCTTCGTACAATTCAAAAACAACGTTCTGACTTTTACATGATGAGGTTACAAGATTATCTTATCATTGGATATGGTCAAGGAATATTTCCTGCGTACTTATCACAAAATACAAGAGATGGAATGTTGCCTGATAAATCGGATAAATACAACTCACCAATATTTTTAAATCATACATCTCGTTATGGATATTCATTGGCTCAATCAATGAGGAATTTGGATGTGTATAGTGATAGAGCACATTATGACCCGCCTTGTACCGATTGTGGGTATTAAGAGTGTGGATAATATGAAATAATTTTCGTATCTTTATAAAAAAGACATATGAGAATTAGAAATGAAAAAATTGAAACAGGAACAAAATTTAGTAGATTAACTATTAAATATGAATTAGAAAAACATTTACAACCATCAGGTAAATCTATAAGAAGATTTTTATGTGAGTGTGAATGTGGAAAAGAAAAAGAGGTTTTATTACAACATCTAAAAAATGGGAAAATAAAATCTTGTGGTTGTTATAACATTGAGGTCGCAACAGAACGTGGAGTAAAAAGATTTACCAAACATGGAAATTATTATCATCCATTATGGTCAACTTATAGTGATATGAAACGTAGATGTTATAATGAAAAACGTGAAGATTATAGATTATATGGTGGTCGTGGAATAAAGGTTGAAGATATTTGGTTAGGTGAAGAAGGCTTTAATAATTTTGTAAAAGATATGGGGTTAAAACCAGATAAATTTTACAGTATTAATAGAATAAATAATAATGGTAATTATGGTCCAAATAATTGTGAATGGGCTACACCAAAAGAACAAGCGAACAATAGAAGATGAACGAATATATATATCAAATTATTGGGGCAATTGCAACAACCGTCATTGGTTATGTTGCTGGTTTCCGTAAATCAAAAAATGAAATTGAGGGCGGCAGGTTAGAAAATTTAGAAAAGTCCTTAACGATATATCAATTAATGATTGACGACTTATCTAAAAAGGTAGAAGATTTATCAACACATATTGTACGATTGGAACAAACAATAGAAAGTTTGAAACAAGAGAATAAAAAATTAAAAGGTAGTATATAAAAAACCCCATCGTAGAGAACGACAGGGTAAGATTAGGATACAGTTATGAAAAACCTAATCTATATGTTTGGGGGATAGTTTATAATCTATTAAATTCTTCTAAAGTTTTTATTCTGTCACCAAAATCAACACCAATTATTATTTTTTCATCGGGAGTTAATTCATCGGTTGTATAGTACGCCCAATAACTATTATAAGGTCTATACAATCTATTTTTTTGGTCGTGAAAATTATCAATATAAATTCCTAAATCTTCATCATTGTTCCATGTTATAGTATCTTGAATTGTAATAGTACAATCTTTACAATGGCAATATAAGTGTATTTTTTTCATAACTTTTAATTTATTTCAATACTAAAATCAGGAGTATATACTTTACCTTCTTCTTGAATGTCTAATCCACAACTTGATACATAATCTAAATGGTCGTGTATATTAGTGTCGTCTCCATCACTATCAGGAATAGTGTCCCATATCTCATGGTCAGGATATTTCTCACGAAGGTCTTCAAATTGAGCGTACCCTGATTTATCTGTGGGTACAACATAATCATCAGGTACTTCAATTTGTTGGTCACAACGAACCCATAACTGATAGGTCAATGTAATTTTTTTCATATTATTTTATTGATTTATAAAGGGAAAAAAATATTTGATAATTATCTGAACGTTCAAGAGTATCTAAAACTTCTAATACCCAACGAGTATTATCAGCGGTAAAGAAAATATCATAACCGTCTTCATTAACTCCTTGAACAAGTACGTCAGTAATATCACCCATATCTAACTGACGAAGAAGTTCAGCATCAAGAACATCACCTGGTAAAAATTTAGTACTAATAGATATAAAGTGACGGAAAATTGTTGGTTCCGCATTAAATCTTTCATCTGAAGTGTAATTTGTAAATTGTTTCATAACTTTTAATTTGATTTGTGTAAAGGTAGGGGATTGTTAGTCCCCCACCAAATTTAATTTTAATCTTTTAATTCATCATCTTTAGGAAGTAATGTAATTTCGTAGGTGTCTTCAAAAGACCAAAATGGATACATAACAGGAGCTATTAAATCTGTCTTAAAATGTGTTTCAACAAAATGTTTAACTCGTCTTTCTTCACCTTTAATAATAAGGGTTGTCCAACAACGATGGTCAATGGATGTACCGATAATGGTAATGTCGTAATTTGATTGATTCATACTCATAACTTTTTTTGTTCAGATACGCTGTCCCCCGATTTATTAAGACACAAAATTAGTATATCCTAACTTACCCACCAAATATATTTTAATAAACTTATCCACATACTTATCCACATTTGTGATCCGTCCCAATATTGTTTGGCAAGAATATGATGGTGGGATTTGCCAAACAACATTCAAAAAAAACCCCCACCGAATAAACGATGAGGGAGTTATGAACAAACATCAATACGAAACATATTAAAAGATGGGGGAAGGATAATCAATATACAAATGGCAATAAGTAATAAAACTATACATCCACCCCCATCGTATTATAAATATAAGAAAAAGAATTTGTATTACCAAATTATTTATTTATTTTTTCAAGTATATTTTCTATAACTTTCATTGTTGTAACTTCTTGAGTAGCTTCATATCCATCAGGTATTTTATCAAGTTCTTGTTGTATAGTTGAATATAAAGTTTTTAATGTGTAGTTGACTACAACCAATTCGTCTTCTGTAAATTTTTCCATTTTATTTATTTTTAAGTTGAGCGATAAACATCGTAATACAAAACTGTTCAAAGGTCATTTCATGTTCCTCAATCTGTGTTGAGTATATCTCAAATAACCCATTGTAGTTGTCTGCAACATATTTTGTTAGTTCTTCCATATTATTTCTTTTTTGTTAGGTCTGTAATTAAATCTTTTTTTAATTCACCTGTGATATGTTTATCAAACTTCTTCATTGATTCAGATTTTTCATCCCATGTGAAGATAAACTCCGATAGGATTTGTGATAATCTACATATCTCTTGTACTGATGGTTTCTGTCCCAATAGAGTGTATATCTCTATTGCTCGTTGTAACTGTGATTGACGAACGATTATCTCGTCTTTTGTTGGGATTCTTGGTGTGTTCATTTTAATTTAATTGATATGTAATAATTGCTTGTAAATTTTTTATTTTTCCAAGTTGTAATTCTTCTTCTTCATAACTACTATCATCAGAATTAAGATTATGAAGGTCAATTAATAACCCACATTGATTATTAATATCTTTTCGTATTAACTCAAGTATATAATTTAATTGGTCTTCAGTTAATTTTAATTTTACTTTTTTCATTTAGTTTTGATTTTTTAATTTTAATACTTCTTTTGCTGAATTGAACTTTGCGTTAAATGTCTGTAACATTTCGTGGTAATTTAAATCCCTTGTTCCATCTGGATTATCAATAAAGATTAAATTAACGTCAACCTTTTTTGGTAATGGTTTTTTACATTGAGGGGGATTAGGATTAAGTTTATAGATAAAATTATCAACTCCTTTTTCTCCCATTTCTTTACCTACAATAAGTAAATAACCTTTTG